AAGCCATTCCCTGTCAGCTTCGGTAAATTTTGTAGCCTTGTTATTAATCAAAGCAACAATTTTTTCCATGCACTGTCCGCAGGGAGGTTTGTTATTATCCATTTTTACCTCCGTATTTTTATTATTATTAAACTTAGTTCTTTTTAATGTGTTTGGAACATATTGTATGTCTACTTTTTTAATCACCTCAACTGGTTCCCCAATAAATTCCACAACATCATCCACAATTTGATAGCTTTGACGGTACATTTTAGCACCACCCCCATCTTTTTGCCGTGCCACATAAATTACATAATTATCATATACTTCTTCCACATAATGATAAGTGCTTTGATCATCAATACTATCTATTTTGCGTCTTACAGCATCCATAATAATAGTATATCCATCTTCATACACATTCATTTTATGAATAGAAAATCCTGAATTGTTCAATAATTTGATAGCATCAAACATTTGTGAATTTTCTTTTTCCATTACATTTTTCTCTCCTTTCTTTTCGTTTTTACTATTTATACCCATACCACACCCATCTTCAATAGAACATGCGCCAACATCTCCGGGCAACAGAGCGAGATGGTCTGGCCTATGATTATGAGCTATTGCAGTATAAGATTCTCCGTTCCATTGGCCAGCGACATCCTCCTGTTCTGTAAAAACACCAACGGAAACTTCTACAAGTTCTTTTTTATTTATTTTTTCCATAGTTGTACTTGAAACTTGGGTTAATGCCACTGGCTCCAACCAAGCTTCTGCAACCAATTTATTCCCATCCACATGGGTATTATAAATTCTTCCAACAGTTACCGTATCAATAACACCAGGAGAATTTGCAGAAATAAAATGACCTTCTGCATCCTGTGGGTGATTAATAACTACCGGGATACCATCCCATGATTGTGGGAATCTCCCAAGTTCTTCAATGGAATGAAATAGTGGTCCTAAACTTCCCGAATGAACTCCCTCAACCATCATTGTTACTGGAAGAACTATATATTTCTTATTTTGATGTGTTTCTTCCCGGACTGAATAATTTTCAGTTTTAAAATTTACATGGAAGAAATTATTTTTTAAAGTTTCTTTTTTCATAGTTATGAAATTATTTGCGTTCAATCCAATCTTTATCTACTTTTAAATACCAAAATGCTATATACTGTTGGCAATTTTTCCAACCATGAATTGGTATTAATTGTATGATTAAATCTACAAACTTTCTAAATGTATCTAAATCAATACGAAATCCAAGTGTAGGTGGAAAACAGCCACGTTCCATTTGTTTGCAATAATCATCTACAAAGGCATTATATTTTTCAGTTTTCTTCACCATTTTATATTCTCCTATTTCTTTAATGAACAATCTGTGGGATTATACAACATCTGCATTGTGCATGTTGAGGTATTAAATATTGCACTTGTTCTAATGTATAAGGATTTCCCTTAGTTAATTCTAAACACTTGCTACACACACGTTTATCTCCGGCATTTACAACTTCCGCTATGACATTCACGCCAAGAACTCTCCAATTTTTATATTCCTGCACATTTGCCAAATGGTGTGCCCGTATAATCTCAGTTCTGGCTAAAATTTCAGCCCTACGTTTTGCCGGAATAAATCTCCCCAAAGTATCGGTTATTCCTAATTGATCTACACCAGTTCCATTTATTACAGCTACAATTTTTCTTGCAAGCAATCTTGGACCATCACCATCAGCTAAACCTTGTGCTAAAATTCTGGATATTTGCATATCCATTGCGGCAGTTATTCCTTTCAAATCTGTGTATGTGCGGATAAATATTAACCCCAATCTATCAATATGAAATGGATTTGCCATTACTACATTTATGCCACCCGATTCCTCAATTGTTGGAACATCATAACCGGCTTTTATCAATTCATATCTTGCACGAATTACCCCTCTTTTATAAGAATCAGAAACATATTTATTTGTCCAAGCACCTTGAACACCAGTACCAATTTGTTCCAAATCCTGAACAGTTATCAATCCTTTATCAATTTGTTCCTGTAACCAGATTAAAAATTGAGCAAGTTTCGTTTCACTGGTCCCGAAAGCAAACATATTTTGTCCCGCAGGAGTCATTTGCATATTTTGCAAACTATTCAATCCAAACACATCATTTGTTTCAACAGAAATGTTAATCACCTTAATTAACTCATCAAAACGAGTATTCATATCCTTAACAAAGGCATTTCTGAGCACCGTTGTATGGGTAGGATCATAATTCGAAACTAATGTGTAAGTATTATTCTGCATTTTTAGTTCTTACGGGTTTTGTTTGTTTTTGTTTTAATTCTTGTTCAGCAAGTGCCATTTGTTCTTGTGTAATTGCTGACATACTGCCTTCCTCCGAATTAATCACACCTTCTGCCATTTTCATAATCAATTCAATATCTTCATCCGGCAACCCTAAGAAATATTCCATGAATGCCGGAGGTGGTACAACAGATGTTGCAAATGGAGAAGTCATATATTCTCTCAATGCCGTAGCTCTATTTTTACCAATCTCAGTTTTTTCCTTTTCAGATTTTGTGAATAAATCACTCCAAACAATAGCATATTCACCGGTAACTGGTTTAGCCAAAATTTGATATTTAATACAAGCATCAATGAATGGTTGAATAATATGAACTTCCGCATGTTCTTCTCTACGAGTTTGAACATATTCTTTATATTCATCACTATCCTGTGCAGAAGATAATTCACCACGTTCAGAACCAATTAATATTCTTTTTGGAATACCTTTAGCTGCTGAAATCATGGATATGCAAACATCCACATGTGGTTTTGGATCGGATATTTGTTGTTCCAATGCCTCAATATCAATTCCCTCATTAATTAAAAACCGGCGCAAATTATGTTCATATTCATCAATCTGATCCATTAATTTTTCTTCTTCGGCAGCAGTTAATTGAAATTCTTTATCCAATTTTCCATGGTAACCTGGACGAGCACCACGCCAAAACATTTCACCATCACCACCAATAATTTTTTCCAAATCCATCAACCGGTTAAAAATAGCTTGCAATCCCGGAATACCTTCAATCTCCGATTCCAAAATATCCTCAACAACATGTATTATTCTTGTGTGATGTACCTTGAAAGATGTTTCGGCAAGTGTTTTTGGTTCTACAACAGTAATTCTATAGAGTACCGGCAAACCAAACCTTTCATCATTAATATTTTTCTCGTAAACAATCTCATCAATGCAACCTTCACCAAATGGCTTGATATATTTTAATGATCTTTTTCCTGTGGCTACTGATTTTTCATAATCTTCTTTAGTTCTAACATCATCCAACCCCAACAATAATACAGCATATTTTCCTAACCCAGACAACCGATCTACACGAGAAAAATTGGAGACTATTTTTAATTTCTTATTTAACTCAATCCAATCCTTTTCAAACTGAGTTTCTTTTTCTTTTTTGCTCTCCTGAATTTTTAATTTTCCACGCCAAGTTGCTTTTACAGGTCGGTCAATAACTGCTTTTGCAATATCCTGACGAAAGTATTGGGAAACATAATCCCTGTACTCAAGCGTAATTTTATATCCTAAAGCTTCGTATAAATTACGATCCCCATTGTATTGATCCCCCAACTTTGCAGCAAATTGCATTCTTGATACCAATGCGCTTGCTAAAGCATGTAATTTTTGATCAGAATTTATTGTAGGTTTTTTAGTCCGTTCCATTCTTTCTTCGTTTATTAACAATAAGTATTTCTAATTTTCTATCAATACTTTTTACCAGAAGTAATAATGCCTCATATTTGGAAGATTCATTTTTAGTATTTTCCTTTATTTCACATTTTACTTCGCCGATCAGTTTGTCCACATATTCCATGTTCGCCTTTTTATCAAGTTCATCATGCACATCTTGCCTATATTTTTTTCTACTTTTAATAGAATAAACTATATATGGAATTAAAAGAGTGCCCAATATTCCTAAGACTATATTTACCCAATCAAACGCATTTTCCATACTTATTATAAATTACAATTGTTAGTAAAAGTATAATTAACGCAATCAAAAAAACTAACGAAAAAACATCTGAAGTACAATACTCATAATATGTAACGTAATTCCCAAATATTAAACTCAAATTAAATGCAATGTATAACCCATTAAATATTATCGCTGTAAACATCAAATAAGAATTGTACTTCTTAGTTTTATAAAGTTCAATAAAACTGTATTCCAAAATCCCATGCATATTTACATAATATAAAGCATTCCAAATTGCTGATTTTTCCACAGCATAATTAAGATAAGTCAAAACAATTTCAAGCCATAAAAGCAATCCAATTTCATATGCTTTAATGTTCATTCTTTTACAGGCTTTGGTGGTTTTGGAGGATCTGGTGGCTGCACAATTTCTTCATCCCCATCTGGCACCCTATAAATTTTTGCTTTCATGATCTTTTTGGTTTAGGTGGAAAAGGATCCTCTGGATAATCTGGTGTTGGATATGGATCAGGATCAGGATCGTCCGGTAAAAGATTTACAGTTCCTTGAACTGAAATTTTTTGATCATTTGCTGATACCTGCACGAATGTAAGTGCAAAGAGAATTGAGAAAACTAAAATAAATTTTTTCATGTTTTAAATTTTAGTAAAGATATAAATTCCAATTAAAATATATGACCACCTCGCAATGAAGTGATCCAGAAACGGGAACCGGATTAAAAGTTTATCCCATATGAGATTTTTATTCTTTGCCCAATTGCCTGAAAATTTTCCATATAAGAAATCAAAACATCCGGCATAAATAAAGGCAGTTGAAAGGAATAAGTACAGGAATCTTAAAGTAAATATTTCCCGGCCAAAAAAGGCGCCAGTTAAAAAGGCTGAGAAAATTAATAGTAATTCCAACCAATGCGGGTATTTGTTGTTTAATTTCTCTGTCCATCCCCGGTAAACTAAAGCATTTGTGAGGGATTTTAAAAATACTGTAAGTGATATGAGAATTAGTAAGATCATATGTCATTTATTGTAAATCCAATATTTCCACCGTCTGATCCTGTACCTATACATTCAGCAGCGGTTACAGCATAATCTGATTGCTCAGTACTTCCCGAATAAGAACCTAACACAGGGTTAACATCTATGTTATTAGAGCCACAAGTTATACCAGTTGCAATATCAGTTGTGTTGTTGTACAGATTGCAATATCTCACAAATGAACTTGCTGAAAATGTAGTTTTTTGATTCGTAGAAAATCCTGCACCGATTGCAGTTGCAAAATTCATAATTACAGAATCTTTAATGTCAACTGGATAGCCGTCCCAAGTACCATCTAAAGCATCATAATTACCATATAAAAATCCATTTGTTTTACCTGACGCATTTCCGACTATAACACAATTTTTTACTAATGAAATGGGAGTTCCAGCATCATCACCTCTAATTCTTGATGTTACTAAACCATAACATCTTAACCAGGTTTGTCTAAATCTAAAATCAATATTTATATTTAAATAACAATTAGTAAGAGTCGAATTGATTCCATTTGCATTAGCTCTAAGCGAACTGGTACCTATTTTACAATTATATAGATCACACAAACTAATATCCACAGACTGGTCGGCAGCTATTGGGACAAATGTACAATTGTAAAACTTTTGTCTATTTGTACTTGTATTAGAACCTATCCCGACACTCGCACCAGTTCTCCCGATGAATGTACAATTATAATGTTCACATTGCGTTGTGTTGATGTGTGCCCAAGCCGATTTTGTGCAATTTTGAAATGTTGAATTACGAACAATTATTTTAGAAGCTCCATGAGCTGAAACTCCGTCATCGCAATTTGTTACAATAACGTTATCAACATCGATTAATGCTGTTGCTGGTGCAGAACTTGCAATACCATTACCTGAACTAACTAAAAAATCTTGTATAGTTAAGCCGTTGCCGATTATAAATAAATGAAAATTAGCCCCTCCAGTTGATATATTAATCCCACTGTAATAATCAACACCAGTGCCTATTATTTTACATCCAGTCTGAAAGGTAATCGTCAATTTTGTTAATGACGAATAATCCTTTGTTCCGTAACTAAATGAACTATAGTCGCCAGTTGCAACATAAGCAGTCTTTTGATCTCCATCAGTCAAATTTTGTGAATATATTGTCAATTTAAACAACGTTGCCCATGCTTTAGAAGGAGAAGTGCCGTCATTGTCATCACTGCCTAAATTAGCATTAACATATCTGTCATATTTTACACTTCCCCCGAATCCGAGGGCATGTTTATTTCCTAACAACACTCCCATTTTATTATCTCCCTACAAATATTTCAGTCGCAGTATTTCCAGAATCACCCACAATTTTACTACAAAAAAGTAAATTCCAGCCATCACCGGCATTACTAAATCTTGTTTTTACAGATGTGGATTGTCCGACAGGGATTACAGTCAAATCACCTTCATCACCATCCACTTTTATATAAAATCCATAAGGATCTGTATAATCTTCTTCAGTTAAATCAATACCTACAGCAACACATTGAACAACTGTACCAATAGGCTTTACATGATTGTCCCGATTATCATCAAATGTTAAGTTATTCTGTGCCATTACTTCTTATTTTATTGGTTTTACATTCACCGCATTTGGTCCACGTTTGGTAGACTCAATCTCAAAATTAACCCTTGTATCAGTTTCTACATGCCCTAAATTTGGGCATTTTTTGATATGAAAAAAATATTCGAATTCAGTCTCATCCTGAATAACAAATCCATAACCCTTATCAACTTTAAAAAACTTTACTTTACCTTCTAAATTATTCATAATCCTAAATATTAAATTAATTGTATTTTATTTCAATTCTCTCATAAGATGTATTATTGGTAAAGTATACCAGAAATACCCTTAAATCCGTTGTCGTATACGTATATCCACACATTATGTTATCCTCCTTGCTAATTTTCTTGCAGCCAATAAATTAAATGCGGCACTCCCGGCATCCACCTGATCTTTAAATCGGCCAAACGGGAATGCCCTATATTCACTTATAAACTCTTTATTCCACATTCCAAGTAATAACATCACATTTCCATCGTTTACCTGAACTGAAAATGGGTCAGCACGGTATTCTTTATCCCCTTTAGGAAAATCTTTTCTTATCACAAAACCGGCCAAATTGCGGGTGGTTCCTTCAGCACTTTCCTTCCCTCCTGATCCCGGTTCGACCTCAACCCACACCTCAACATCTCTGCCATCCGCAATAGCCGTTTCTTTAATAATCCTCTCTCTTTCTTCACTCGCCCATTGCCCTTTTTTTACATCAGAAACAATATAATGCCCATTTGTCAATCGAGACATTTTAACACCGGCAGTTCTTTTCCCACCATCTTTTGTTCCGGCTTTATCCCAATACCGAATTGTTTTTATAATATGTGCAGCATTTGGCATTTGGGTTATGAGTTGTAAATGATCAACTTTAAACATACCCCCACCCGGAGGAACCGGATGTTGACCAACCTGACCGGCATATCCATATTGCCCTAAATCCTGCTCCATTTCTTTAAGGGCATCCCAACTTAACCGAATTGGATCGAGCAGATCATCAACATAAAATTCAGATAATTCTGGTGGTTTTAAATATTGCCGGTATTCACGAATTTCTCCTGGTAAACATATGTGTCGAATTTTCTTTTCTGGTTTAGCAAGCAAATGACCTGATGGATCTTCTTCATGCAGCCTTTGCATAACCATAATGGTAACGGTTACATTTTTATCAGCTTTACGGGTTGAAGCGGATTGATCTACCCAATTGTTTGCAGTAATTAATTGTGCTTCTGATGCAGCTTGTTTTGGATTAATTGGATCATCCCAAATATTTATATGCCCGTGAAATCCCACAATAGTACCACCAACAGATGTACTAAATCTACCTCCACCAAAAATAACCCCTGTAACACGTCCTAAATGATTTCTTTGTCTAATTGCAATCCGGTAATTTGACTTTGTATCCTTATCTTCTTTAAATGTAATATCAGGATACATGGACATAAATTTATCTGAACGCATAATATCACGGCTTTTTTCCGCACTTTCCAAAGCCAATGAATCGGAATATGACCCGGTAATAAATTTCATCCAAGGCCATTTTGTCCAGCACCAAACAGGAAACATTACACTAACTACAGTAGTTTTTGATGTGCCTGGTGGTATATTTATAATTAAATCGTATAATTTCTTTTCTTTTTTTCCAACTCTTTCAGCAACTTCCTCTAACTGTTTGCACAAATATTCAATGTGCCAATTTAAAACCAACTCATCATCCGACACCTCATTCCAAAAAACCTGCAAAA